ACTTGACAAAACCAATTATCGTTTATGTGTAGTTTACGTTTCTCCCAACTCATATTTCCTCCTATTTACATATCTTTAGACAATAGCTCTGCCAAGGGTGGTAATGACCGCCTTTGACCCATACTGAGATATTACTGCTACTCAATACCAATCCTACACTGAGTTAATGTTGACTCATTCACTAGAGGCAAAGACCAACCACCCCATGACTAGTAAACTTGTGTGATACCCATTTAAGATCACGAGGCATGCCGTCAGGTGTAAACGAGCCTATGTATTCTTCCACGCCACCCATTTAGGTGCATTAGTAACGTCTGGAGAACGGATAGTAACAAAAAGGAATAAGAAAAGACGGACGAGCTGAATAGCTAATCCATTTTTCTCTCATTCATACTTTGTTGCTCTCAATGACAATAATACACAAACTGAAAAAAAATGCAATGGGTATAAAAGAAAAAACCCCGAATGATCAGTTCAGGGTTTTTGGGTCGGTGAGAGAGGCACCGAGGGGTATCGTATGAACGAAAGAAAAGCATCAGACAGAGAGGGATCTGATATTTGAAACATTACACAATATGTTGTGTTTTGTCAAGCATTTATTACTACATCTTGTGTTAGAAAAAATACAACGAATATTCGTTAGACTTTTTTGTTTTTGTCAATATATCACTTTTTTGCGTTTAATTCTTGTAAGTGTTTCATTCAAAAGGGATTTGTCTGTATTTTGAGTGAAAACCATTTTTACAGGCAAATATAATTAACACATGAATTAATATGAGTACGACATATTGACATTGGTATTTTGATGTTGCATAATAGGGCTTCATTTATTTAGAGAGGAAATGAAAATGAAACAAAATATTCGTATTAATCCTATTGACCCAGCTAGAGAGAATGGTCGTATTTATCCCAACCACTACAAAAATGTTGATGTGGACATGTATATGTTCCAATCGGCTATGCTTGCTCGTAAAGAGAAGAAGCGTTTAAACGTATTCTTTTGGGTATTTGTCGTTTGTTGGGCAGCATTTATGGCTTATGTGTTTTGGATAACGAGGTAATTATGGAAATTATTAATCAAGGAATGAGAGTCGAATTAGAAAACATGGCTAAGAAAATGAATGCTATGGCTAAAAAGATTGAAGAAGCAAACAATCGTATAGATTTATTAATGGATATATTAATTAAACAATCAAAAGATGTTCAACATAGATTAGATAAGGAGAGGATATGAAACGATTTTTAGTATTAGCCGAAGTTGAAATTGATGAAAAGAAATACAACGAAGTTGAATCATGGAATATAGAAGTTACAGATTGGATTACTTCTGTATTAGCAGATCATGGTCGTGATCGTGGTATGTTAATTAAAATGCGATGCATAGAAACTGATTATCATCTACTTGATGATGTAAGTAGATCAGCAGATGCGATTGCTAAAGATAAAGCCTTCGATGAATTAGAAGAAGTAATGTTAACTAACAATATGTGTCCTAGTGGCAATTGCGAGGCTTAATATGAGTAATAGACAATATATTACCGATGAGGCTTTTGCAGCATTAATGAGAGTTACTAGTGACCCAGAAATACAAAAAAGATGTCCAGTTATGTTTGATAGGGACTATGAAAAACTTGTAGGTCTTGCTTATAAGTTTGCAGATATTCTATTGAAAGGCAGAGAATGATAATAACTAATGAATGGGGTTTACCAAAACCATTTGAGAATATAGCTAAGAATCCTACTTACTCAAAAGGTAAGGCACATCTATCAGCCACACAATTGCTTAACAGTCCTAAGATTGTAGCATTGATGAAGAAGCACGATGGTGAGTTGACTCAAGATGTAGCAGATACCATTTGGTCCATCTTCGGTTCAGCAGTTCATAGCATCTTGGAAAAAGGTGGTGATGAGAATCATATCGTGGAAGAAAGATTCTTCGCAGAACTTGATGGTTGGAGTATATCAGGTGCTGTTGATCTTCAAGTCATCGATAGCGATGGAATTCACATTCAAGATTACAAAACAACATCAGTGTGGGCTGTTAGAAATGATAAGCCAGAATGGGAACAACAATTAAACATATATGCATGGCTTATTGCTTTCAATAAGAAAGTTCAAATAAAGTCCTTGACAATTGTTGGAATACTAAAGGACTGGAGTAAGTCAGAAGCTGATCGTAATCCAGAGTATCCACAAAAACCTGTTGCTATGGTTGATGTTCCTTTATGGACATATGAAGAACAAGAAAACTTTATTAAAGGTCGTATTGCTAAACACAGTGCAGCTGACTTCGCTATGGAAACAGGTGGAGAGTTAACAGATTGCACACCAGCAGAAATGTGGGAGAAACCTCCTGTATGGGCTGTCATTAAACAAGGTGCGACTCGTGCTAAGTCTTTACATGATGCAATTGAGTTAGCAGAAGCAGCTAAGAAAGAATTAGGTGCGGGTTATGAGATTCAACTAAGGCGTGGTAAGCGTGGTCGATGTGAAAGCTATTGCTTGGTGAATAAGTGGTGTAAACAATATCAACAATATAAGGAGGAAAATCCATGAGTGGTGCGGGCATGCCTTATGAGTGGTCACAGACTTATGATGACTACGATAAGATATTTGATGAAAAAGTACCGATGGTCGATAGTTCACAAATTGGAGGAACACATTATGTTAGTAAAACAATTCAGCCATGGGATTTTATTGTGGCTAACAAGCTTGGTTATCTTGAAGGCAATGTTATAAAGTATGTTTCAAGGTATCAAGAAAAGGGAGGCTTAGAGGATTTACGTAAGGCTAAGCATTATTTAGAGAAACTATTAGAGGTGAAAACAAATGAGTGTATACAAGAAATTACAGGAAGCAAGAATCCTGCTGCAAAATACTAGTCTCAAAAAGTCTGGTCGTAATAAGTTTGCAGGATTTGAATATTTTGAGTTAGGTGATTTTTTACCTACGATTCAAAACATATTTACTAAGGTAGGTTTGTGTGGAACTGTTTCATTTGGCACAGAACTAGCAACATTAAACATTGTTGATTTAGATGATGCAAGTCAATCTGTTTCATTTACTTCACCAATGTCTTCTGCTGAGTTAAAGGGTTGCCATGCAATTCAGAACTTAGGTGCAGTGCAGACTTATTTAAGACGTTACTTGTGGGTAGTAGCTATGGAGATTGTTGAACACGATGCTCTTGATGCGACCACAGGATCTGACTCAAAAAAAGCTGAACCTACAGTTGAAAGTCCACGTATTGTAGGTCTCAAAGGTGAGTGGCAAATCAATGCTCCAGCTAAACCAGATGGAGATATTCAAGGATGGTTAGATCTTATTAAAGAAAGTACTTATTTACATTTAGAGTTTGCTAAAAAAACTCAAGATTTAGAGACTATCTTTAGAAAGAATAAACTGTTATTTGAAGAAATTAAACTAACTGATGTTGATTTCTACAAGGAAATGATGACTCAGTTTACAGTAGTTAAACATAAATTAGAAAAGGAAAAACAAGATGGCACAAGTGTATGAAGCACGTCCTAACACAGGCGTATTATTTAACAACGATACAAAGAAATCAGAGAATCATCCTGACTTCAGAGGTTCAGTTGACATTGATCGTAACTTATTGATTGACCTTTTAAAGAAACATCAATCAGGTCCGATTAAAGTAGCGATTGCTGCATGGAAAAAAACTTCACAAGCAGGTAATGATTTCTTGTCATTATCAACTTCAGAACCTTATGAAAAACCAGCAGGTTCAGCTCCAGCTAAGAATCCTTGGGAGAACTAAGATGGCTAAAGCCAAAAAGGCAGTAGAAACCATTACTCCTCAAGAGGCATTGATCAAGGACCTGCAAGCTCAGGTCCACGATCTCTATGCTTTTTGTGTAGAGTGGCGTAAACAAAACGATACTTTAAAAGCGGAGAATATGAACTTACACTATCAGGTTATTAAGTTAAGCGGTATTGTTCAATATTTGGAGAGTCAGCGTGAAGCCAATCCAGTTCGAAGCTAAAAAGGTTGCCATTAAGCAAGATAAGAATGGCGTTTCATTAACTCTTGTTGTGCATCCTGACGACTTTCCTATAGAGATTCTACAGGACTTCGTTGGGGCTGCTTATCAATGTGTATTTGTAAGAACTGATCGTCCTCATGAAGATAAACAAGCTTCGTATGTTGGAGAACAGCATGTGAAGTTAGCTGGCATACTTTGCACTTCAAAAGACTTTTGGGACTTCTTGCATTCAGATAGTCAGATATTTAAGAAAGACGAAGAGTCTGCTACGTTTTGGTTGCGTAATTATTTAGGCATTCAATCGAGAACTGAACTTAAAGACAATGTAAAATCACAACAACTTTTAGATAAGATTAACAGGGAGTTTAAACAGTGGATGCAAAATTAAAGAAAGTTCCATACTCGGTATATTTACCACAAGAACTGCATTCAAAGTTAACTGCGATTGCAAAGACTCGTAAGGCATCTGAATTGGTGCGTAATGCAATTACCATGATTATCGAAGGTAACGATGCATACAACAGTGGATATAACCAAGCCATTAGAGATGCAGCACAACTTGTTTATGATTGTGAAGAAGCACAGATGGTAGCTATCAAAGGTAAAGATCTAGGTTCAATCCTCACTCATAGAATTGAGGGATTGGAGATGAAGAAATGAAATTGACTAAAAAACAAAAAATGAATTTAATAGAGGGAAAGCTTCAGTTAAGTATGATGCAATTTCATGCAAGCTTACCTTGGATTATTAGAAAGTTATTTAGTAAACAAGCTTTAAATTGGTATGACAAGGGTAAGGGTGACGCAATGGCTGATTATCTTTGGCTTAAAAAGAAAATAGCAAAAGTGGAGAAACAAAATGAGCAAAACAATTAAGATTATACCCGTAACATTTTCATGGCAAGTACCAGCACATACGGAAGAATCTATTATTTTTGTGTTGGAATCATTTAATAAAGGATTACAAGAGTCTGGTATAGATGTTTACGAAAGGGTACCATTTACAATAGAAAAAACAGATGATCCAAGATGGAGCAAAATCAGAGGGCGTTATGGTTTCAATGGTGCAACAAACAACCAAAAAGGATCGTGGAATGAAATAAAAAGTAGTTATATAGAGTTGGAGTTAAAAAATGTCTAATACAAAGAAAACAACATAAATGGCATA